CCAGCAGTCTGAGGCTTGCTCTGTAGTAATAGTCTGACCACCAATATAGTCTCCGTGGAAGCCATGCTTGTTCTCTAGCACTAGGCTATAACCCATGTATGACTTTTTGATTTCTACAATCTGGCCAGACTGTTCAATGTCGCATTTAAAGCCGACCCAGTCGCCTACCTTAACGGGCATACCGCCTACAGTTGCAGTTGTCATTTTGCAGCTTCCTTCATAACCGATTGAACTTGATTAACACCTTTGTCAGCTACGTTAGCAATACCTGAGATGCCTACAGTTGCAACAAAGATACCTAGAAGAAACGAAATAATGTATCCCATATCAACCAACCTTTCTGTGTTTGTAAGTTTGTATTATACAACCAATCTGCCAATCTGTCAACCCCTGCTTCTACGCACACGTATAGCAGCGGGGCCTGTGGCTAAAAAGCCACACCCCCTGGCACTCCAATCAGGCCGTCTCTTTTTCGTAGATCACAGTCTGACCAAAGGGTGCTTCTGCGTTCTCATTACCCTTAACGATAAAGATAGTGTCGCAGTAGTCCTCATCACCCCAACCACCGCATGGGTAGCCGTCAGTGAACATGATGAACTTCTTAGGACGAATACCATTCTCTTCCATAAAGGTCCAGTTCACTTCGAAGTCAGTACCACCACCACCCTGTGGCTCATAGTCAAACAGTTCTTCGGAGTTGTCTTGCGAGAACTCTTTGTGGTTATAGATCTCTGTGTCAAAGCACCACAGGTTAATCTTGAAGTCCTCGTACTGATCAACAATGCCCTTGACTTCGCTTAAGAATACAGTTGCATCCTCTTGCCCAATTGAACCGCTCATGTCAATGCTAATACCAATGTCAATGGTAGTTGCTTCTTTCATGCCCGGAAGGATTGCACCTGAGTGCATACTCTTACGGTTAGGACGAGTAAAAGAATAGTCGTTGCGGATGATGCTTTGGATCTCTTGACGCACAAGATCACGCCATGAAATTTTAGGCTCAGTCATGTCCTTGATCATACGCATGATGCCTGCAGGAGTCTTGCCTGCACCCGCCGCCGCGGCACTCTGCACCATTGCTTCTTTGATCTCATCGCGGATCTTCTGTGCTTCTTCTTTGGTCATGCCAGGCATACCGCCCTTGCCATCTTTGCCTTCACCTTCTTTGCCTGGGCCTGAGCCATCTTCGTTAATGTGCTCGTCCAACAAGTCGCCCAATTGCTTGAGCAATTGATCCATAGGAATCTTTTCTGCTTTTTCGTAGAGGTCGTCGTAGATCTCTTCCCAAGCCAAGCCACGATACTTGCTATCGTAGCAGATCTTGACTTCTGTGATCTTCTCGCCAATGCGTTCGTCTACGAGGATTTGATTGACAGCGAAGTCTTGTGCGATGTTAGACAGTTGACGATCGCGTGATCCAACTCGTCCAAAGTGATCAAAGACGCAATGACAGATCTCGTGTCCGAACAAGAACTCTAGTTTCTTAACACTGAGCTTCTCAACGAACTTCTTATTGTAATAGAAATTACGGCCATTTGTCGCCGCAGTTGGGCACCACTCACTCGCGTCAATCAATTGCATACGGGTCGCCATGTTGCCAAAGAATGGCGCTTTGAGCAACAGTCCTACACGGGCAGTTGTCAGTTTATCGATAATGGGATCTTGCATAACTCGCTCTCCTTAGTATGTGTATATTATAGCACCAATCTAGAGTTTTGTCAACCGACCGGGATGTTGTATTTACGCAACACCCCGGCACTCTAAAAGGTGGGCGGGCAAGCCCTGAGAAGCCCCCCGCCCCTGCTACGGGCGAGGTCTTAATTCTCCATAGCACTCAAAACATACTTACCAAAACGCTTGTGGAACTCATCGAAGCTCTTCATCTTCGTTGCGTCAAAGGGCAAGTTGTAATTAGTAAGGCCTGTCTTAGCACCCATCACAACCAACTCTGTTGGGAAGTTATCCATAATGTAGCGGAAGAAACAGTCAGCCATGTCATCCCACTTCTTGGCCTTCTTCTCTGCTTGATCCTTCAACTCGTAGCACAGGCTAACGGTCAAAGAATACATCGCTGACACTTCCTTAATCTGCAGGTCCTTGACCTTGCCTTCTAAGATGTCAATTGCCTTAGGCAAGCGTCCTGCAATCTTACGGTGAGCCATAAACTTAACAGCCAAGCCATCACCAACGGCACCCGCAACCAAGTTGTGCAAGGTGTCAACATCGCAGTCCTCGTCCTTGAGCAAGTCGCTCACGAACACCCACGAGCGTGGAGTTGCAAAGGCCTTTGAAGGGCTCTTAGGATCAAAGTCGTACAAGTCTTGCTTGGCAAAACCCACATAACCCAACACCTCAGGGTGAACGTCATTCATAACAGCCCACTCCTGGAAGTCATCAAAGTCTACCTTTGCTTCCAAGTGAATGAAACGGTTAGCCAGGGGAGCTGGCATACGATATGTAACACCACGATCGCCTTCACGGTTGCCAGCGGCCACTACGTCAACACCCTTGGGCAATTCGTAGGTACCAACACGACGGTTCAGGATCAACTGATAGGCCGCGGCCTGAACAGCAGGAGGAGCAGAGTTCAATTCATCTAGGAAGATGATCGCAGTAGACTCTGGGTTAGTAGGAAGCTCTGCTGGAGGAGCCCAAACCATCTTGCCCTGGTCTGCATTGTAGTAGGGGATACCTTTGATGTCTGTAGGTTCCCAAAGTGCTAGGCGAACGTCGATGACTTCGCGGCCTGCGTCTTCGCCGATTTGCTTGACGATGTCTGACTTACCAATACCTGGGGGACCCCACAGGAACACTGGACGACGTTTCTTGATTGCGAAACGAATGCTTTTCTTTGCGTTCTTGGGACCAACTTGACGAACGCTAATGTCTGTACTCTTTGCCATATAAGACCTCTTTCTTTCTCAGTTAAAGTTGCTTTCTCAGTGTTAATAGTATAACACCACTTGCTCTCGTTGTCAACCTCTTTTTACAAAGTTTAATTGTGTTGTATTATCGCCACGAACGCTTTTGATCTTGGCTTTGATACTAACACGGCTTCCCTGCTCCATAGCACTATTATACCAGAAATCAACGAAGCTGTCAACCAATTTCGCAGTGATGCGGTATTTGTTGTATTCTTGCGAATAATAGCATTTGACAACCTCGATCTCGCCCTGGATCTTGTCGCCTGGGTTGCCCTGCAGTTGGGTAGAGTTCCGGACTTCACGTGCTAACTCGTTCTTGCTCTGATCACGCAGCATCACAGAGGGCAAGCAGCTTACGATCGCGAACTCTAGCATATTGCGATTAGTGAACTCATCCATCTGAGCGATACGGAGGGCCTGCTGTTCGAACTCGTTAATCTTGCCTGCGATCTGCTTGAGCAAGAAGCCATTGAAGTAGTTGCGGATCTCACGACCCTTTTCGATGTCCCCAGCAGTGGCCTCAGTAAACGCACCTTCACGAAGCCATTGCTTGACCATCAGCTTGTTGGCCTGCGTGATACGCTTTTGGCATTCATTCTCCATAACGTAGACATCTTCTTTGAAGTAGCCCCCGTTGATACGATCTGCCGCTACCGCTAATCCCCAAACTTGATCTGCTGTAAACATTGTTCGCTCCGTTGTTTCAGTATATAGCTATTATAGCACCACTTGCTCAAATTGTCAACCTGGGAGTGCCGGCCAAAGAAAAAGGCTGTTGTATTTCTACAACAGCCCCAAAAGACGCCCCGGGAGCGAATCGGCTTGTCTTTGTGGAAGGTGCTTAGGCCATGTCTACTGTGAGACCCAAGCTCTTGGCCAAATAACCAAGTGCTACGATTTCACGTGATGGCTTGCCCATTACATACTCAGTAACTTTAACACCATTGCCAGCGGTACGGCTGTTTGTATAGACAGCGTAGCCTGCTTGACGGATACGGCTGGCTTCTGCGGCCAAGTTGCCGATGCCCATTTTCTTTGCTTGGGCTGGTGTCAAACTCTTACCATTGTAGAGTGTGTTGAAGACTTTGAAAGTCTTGGTTTCAGGGTTGAATCGTTTCATTTTAAGTTTCCTTTGTTATGGCTGTTTCCTAACAGCTTCATACAAGTATACACGGTTCATCTGCCTAGGTCAACAGCAGGTTTACCGTTTTACTTCTTTACGGACACTTTCGTTTGGAAGAAAGCACTCATAACCAAAACAGCCGCCCACGTGTAGAAGTTGTAGGGGATGGCCAAGATGGGGAACAGAGTATTCAATGCCCAAATGGTTGCCAATGGTCCGATGACAACTAGAACAACGATGAGCAGAGCGAACCCTACAACTAGAAACATATTACGCATTTACAATCTCCTCGATCTCTTGGATCCGTTTAATCTCTGCAAGCTCTTTCTCAATCTCTTTGAGCTTGCGTTTATTACCCACACTTGAACCACGATTGTAGACTATCCACACGTGATCTTCGCAATAGGCCTTGCCAGGGAATGTAGGACGGCAACAGTACTTGATCGGCCAGTCCCGGAGCGGGTCTTGCTCCGGGCCGATGTACTGGCACTCTTTGATAGGAGCGCCTTCCATATTAAGTCCTCCGCATCACTGTAACTTCAGCCATTGACTGCCAGTTTGCAGAGAACGCCTTACGCAAGTCTGCAACCTTCAAAACAGTACGCAAGCTGAGCTCACGCAATTTAGAGCGATTGTCGATGATAAAGTTAACCACATCGTCCTTTTGCACAGGCTCAAAGTCGTAGCAGTCAAGCATACCATCTTCTACGATCTGCTTAATGCGCAGAACCTTCTCGCGATCTGTGTCCATCTGCAGATCAATGTAGTGGCAACGACTCTCAAGAGCGGCAAGGTGATCCTGCAATTTCTTGCTACGAACATTCTCAAACTTGATGTTGGTAATAAAGATCGCACCTGCTTTGAACTCAAAGCGATCTGGAATACCTTCTGAGCGCAACAGTCTGCTGTCAGTGTTCCAGCTGATAGTACGCTTCTTGGAACTGTCCAAAGCGGCCTTCAAAATGTTCAAGCTCAAGTCGTCCAACAGCACAGAGTCGCAGTCATCAAACACGATCACATTCTTAGCGTCTGAGAACTCGTAGAGCTTGGCATACAAGCCAATGGCACTCATAGCACCTTTCACAATCTCATAGCGTGGCTTACGCTCGCCCAGCGTATTGAACAAGTCGTCTTTGGTAAGTACTTCTTCAACACCAAACGATTTGCCTACGCCTGGAGGGCCTGTTACAATCATAGCACGGACCTCGCCTGCTTTCACAGCCTTGGTCATGTCTGTTAGTACTTGGAAGCGAGCACGAGTCTTCTCAATGATCTCTTCGTCTGTCTTGTGCGCAACGGCACTATCGCTGATCTTAATAGTTTCCAAACTTTTGTCTCCTACTGGTGAATGTGCTATTTCAGAGACTACAGTATAGCTCTCTACGCCATCGCACTTGATACGGATCTTGCGATCGGGAATAGAAGGGTTAGCAGGTTCTGCTGTAGCACCGTCTACAGTAACAAATCCACCCGTTGACCCAAACTTGAAGCCCTCTACGAGCTCAAAACGGCACCCTGACATAGATGTGTCGCGACCGCGGATCTTGTAAGTACCTTCTTTAATTTCTATAATTGCTGGCATGTTTCGCTCCATGTGTGTGTTAGTAAGTCTCTATTATAGCAAACTCTAGGGGTCTTGTCAACCCCTATTTGCTATTACCCTTCAACCTGTAGGGTTTCTAATGCTGCGCCCAAGGGCACAAGACCCCTAGCCACCAATCCGTCTACTTCGTAGACTGCGCCTGTATACCACACGCCGTCCTTCATAACGTAGTAAAACTCAGCACCGCAACTGTCTACCTGCTCGAGGAACTCCTCGAATGTGTGCGATACTTGATATTCACAGCCCGTCTCACCGCGATCACGACCGTAGAACGTACACATGTCGCCATAGAGCTTTTCGTAAGTCTCAGCGTCTATGTCCGTGCCGTGGTAGCCAAAGGCATGCTCTACACCAATTTCGGGCTTCAAGCTGCTCAAGTCACCCAGGGCAACCAAGTTGTTGGCCTTTGTGCTGTCGTAGTACTCCTGCAGAATCCTACCGTTGTGATCCAAATAGCCATCCCAGTGGCAGTATACTGACTTGCAGACTGAACCATGCATGACTGCAATGCGTGAACGTGTACCCATTTTTCGCTCCTGTTTTGTTAGTGTATGTGTCTATTATATACTCAAACTGTCTCGTTGTCAACCGCAGCTGATAACCCGCCAAACACTCGGGACAATCTGTAGAACTTAGGCTTAGCTTCCTCAATGGCCTGATAGATCAAGTCCTCAGCAGTGCCGTCCTTGAGGGTTTCACGTGCATCCTCGTACATGAACCCACCCACAATGCTGCTGCCTACTTCGAGGCCCTCTACGAACACCCTGGCACGTAGCATGAACCAATCTAGATCGCCACGGTTAACCTTGTCCTCCATCTCCTTGATGTCGAATACAGTGTCGTCAAAGAGATCGCGGATGCTGCAATCTTCCCAGCTCTTGTCCACTACGATCTCAAGATCCCCGCGTTCCTCACGCAGCAATTCGTCCCAATAGCGCATATCAAATCTCCGTTTCGTATTCGTAGAACTTAACGTTAGGGTCCAAAGAGCGCAATTGCTTGGCTGCTGTGGTTAACTCCTTGTAGCGGCGCTGTACTTCTGCACGGGGCAGCTCCCCATCGCAGGTCAAGTTCTCTGGGCTCAAGCAGCCGTCAATCATGTCTGCCACACGTTGACGACCCTGGGCTGTAGCGATCTCGTATTGCTCGCCGTTGAAGAAGCTGTTCCAGTGATTCTTTTGATCTATAAATTTACGCAATGCTTGCATGTTTCGCTCCATGTTTGTTAGTGTAAGTGTCTATTATAGCACCAATTTTACTCGCTGTCAACCGGAGCCATCATCCTAGCACCTTCATGCATGAACTGATCAAAGACCTGCAATTGCTCTGCAGTGAACTTGTGCCTGTTCAATTTGATGTAGTAGAGGCCTACTAGTAGATCTCCGTGGCCAAACTTCTTGGCAGTTTCAACCAATGAATCGTACATATCAATCTCCTCTTGTGTCAGTGTTTAGAACGGGTTGCAATTGTCTACGCAATTCTACTTCACGCTTATGTGCCGCAGCCTTGCCGCGGATGACTTCGTGTACGTATACTTCTATCTCGCTCTTGTCCGTCAAAGAGCGCAGTGCTTGACACAACAACCAATTCTTTGATTCTGTTTTGGCACGATAGAAGTGCTTGGCTGCACGGGCTAGCACTGACTTATTAATAGTCGACTCTGTCTTAGCAGTGACTCCAATATAGTTCTGGCCGTTAACACGTAGCTCATATATGATATGATTACGGTCTGTGCGCTTTTTACGAATGGTGTTTGTCTGTGTCATGTATCTATTATACGGTCTTTTGGCGACCCTGTCAACCAAAACGTTTAATAACCCTTCACAGCATAGGGTTTCCAAAATGTAGCCAAAATGCCACAGATTGGGCTAAGTTCTTGTTCGCGAACAGAAATCGCAAGGCACTTAGAGTCATGAGGAGTAACATGATCAAGAATGCTGCGTAACTGCTGCGTAACTGGCCAGCCCTACTGGATTCGAACCAGTGACCTACAGCTTAGAAGGCTGTTGCTCTATCCAACTGAGCTAAGGGCTGCTGTTGTGGTGCGACCTTCCGGAATCGAACCGGAATGCATTGCTGCGAGAGATTTTAAGTCTCTTGTGTCTACCTATTTCACCAAGGTCGCTGAATGGTGGGCCCCCCGAGAGTCGAACTCGGCACCAACGGATTATGAGTCCGCTGCTCTAACCAACATGAGCTAGGGGCCCGTTAAGGGTTTATGCGTGTGGCTCCCAATTAGGATCATCTAGGTTGATACGTTTAGCTGCTGAGTCATGCTGCTTGATCATGCCCTCAGCAGCGTAGTCTTTGGCCACTGATTCCGCCATCTCATGCTGCTTGATCATCTTGTATAAGGGTTCCATCTGCTCTTGTACTATATGTGGAGCGAACTGTTCCAGCTGCTTGAGATCATATTCACCCGGATAGTGTCTAAGAGCCCCGCGAGCACGGTCTCTGATTCCCGCAGCTACTCTAGGAGTCAAGGATGGTGAACA